GCTCTTAGCCGCTTTCTGTATCTTCTTACCGGATACACTAACCACCTCTCTCACCTCCCGCTTAACGGCAAATGAGAAGCTTGAGAGCCTTTTAATAAGAATGGTTTGCTCTGATTTGACTAGCTTAACGGAGAGTTTCAATTGGTTTCCTTCGCTAACAATACCAGGAGCCGGCCACCCTCATCGATATTCTTAATAGATACGATCTCGAAATATCTCGAGCCGTATTTTATCCGGTCTGTACTGACTACATCGTCCCGGTAGCGGATAAGAATCTCATGGGTGGTCTGGAGTTTCAGTTGCTCGTTATAAAATCGCTCCTCGCTCCGGAGAGGTTTAATAGAGCTCCAGACTGTTGCCCTGGTGGCCCATGCTCGAGAGCTCCCGCCCTGCCCGTCGGAGGATAGAGACTGGTTTTCTATATCTATCCGGTGGCGGAGTTTCCCGATTTGCATCCTAGACCTCCAATAATGCAAACGGAACCAGGAGCCGAGTTAAGCCGAGCTTTAGAACCCTTGAGATCCTCCCCACCGTAACCGCTTCTCTGTGCTCGTATAGATGCCCAACGTATAGATTGATAGCCGCTTTGATTTGGTCTGGTACAGCAGATGCCGCCCCATAGCCGCAAACAAACCGGATAGTAACCGCGTTTTTTACGGATCTCCGGTCATCCGGCCATGATTTCTCATAGGCTAAGCGGATTCTGCCGGGTTCCTGATCTGTGTCGATCTCGTAGGTGGCCCCGGCTACAGTCTGGGTGGCCCCATCTGTATCGATATAGTTAATGCTCGTAACGCTCTGGAGAGCCGGGAGAGGGAGCTCGATCTCTGAGGTAAATCGATCTATCCGGTAATCGTAAGTAGCTGTAACAAGTTGCCGGTGGCAATAGGTCTCTACCCACTCCCGGCCGGCCTTGCCCAGAGCGGTTATATAATCGTTATCATCTGTTGAATCAACCCGCAGATGTAACTTCAATTCAGCTAGAGAAACCGGCTCCTCTGATGGTGGCGTAACTACCGCAATACCCATTATTCATCTCCGGCCGGCTCCGGCTCCGGCTCTGCGGCTGTAGCCTCTACGCCCTGGGCTGTATCCAGAAGATATTTTCCATCGGCTTTAGTGCAATCTATAACCTCTCCGGCCGCTCCCGGAGCTCGATCCCCGGAGCGGTTAACTAAGAGTCTGATTTTCATGTGGTGCGCTTCCTGGCTTTTGGCTTAGTCGCTCTCTCTGAAGAAGGAGAAAGAGAGGCCGATTCCGGAGAATCGGCCTTCCCTTTTACTTTCTCCGCCTGCCCTGACTCCAAGAGCCTCTTTCCCTCATCGGCCGAGACATCGATGATGTCTCCGGCCTTCTGAGAGAAATCGATTCCGGCTCTCGATACTTTTAGGCAAACCCTCATTAGGACGCTGCCATCGTCAAATACTTCACCGGATTTGTACCGGCATTGAGAAGCACCCCTGAATGCCGGCTGAAAATAACGAAGCCGGTTTGGTCATAGTCCCGGTAGCGCTCGTTCATCCGGTAGAGCCTAACGCCGGCTACATCTCTAATTTTATAAAGAGAGAAATCACCAAAAATAATCGGGAAGGTTCCCGCCCCGATATCTGCAACGTCCTGGTTAACCACCACGGCTCTACCATAGAGCCGATCTGGTATCCCGGCCTGCATCCCGGCCTGCCATAAGAACTGGCCGTCACTGTCAACCAGCTTACGAATAGCGGCTATCGAAGAATCGTTACACATCCAGACGCTTGATGCGCTGTCTCGATACATCGGATCTACGCTATGGAATAGATCAATGATCTCACCCGCTGTAATAGCCGTAGCAGAATCGGCCGTTTTGCCGCTGATCGATCCCGAAACAACGCCGCTCGGCTGCCCGGTGCCGGTTCCCGTCGTAAAGTGAGTATTCAGAATCCGAGCAATACGCTCTCCCAGGAGAGAGCCCAATTCACTCGTAAGATTGAACGCTGAATCCTGCATCAACTCCTCAGAAACCAATACCAGCTTGGACGTATACTTGTAGGCTCCCAGGGTAGTAGAGCCGAACGCAACATCCTGTGAGCCGGTCTGGGTGTTCTCGGCAAGGATCGCGCCGACATTCCCAGTATCGTTCACCGTCGGCCACGGCAAATCATTACCGGAATCCGTTCGGATCGTAGAACTAACAGCCCTCATTCCGCCATAAGCCAAGAGAGCCCTCTCGAGCTCATAAACAAAGCCCTCGGGTACCAGATCGCCGCCACCGCTAGCGCTTCCGACGCTCTGCGCCCTCATTTCGCGCCGCATGGTGTCATAGTTGCCCCGGTATAGTTGGGCCTCGTAATGATCCTTTTTAGGATTAACATCGCACTTGCGGCAGGCTAGCTGGTGACGCTCCTCGAGATCCATGCCCATCTGAGCCCTGGCCCATCCCTGTAAGGCATCATCGCGTTCTTCTCTGCTAGGCCCGGCATCTCGCGCAGTCTCGGGAGAATCCTCACGGAAAAGGTTCCTTTTCTCGCTCCGCTCTGCAAGTTGGCTTTCGAGCTCCTCTGTACGCTCTGTAACATCGATGCTCCGGCTTACCCGGTCATAGTCGCTGTTAGCGGCATCCCATGCGGCCTCATCCTCCGAGCTCCATTTGTGCTCCGGATCGTTAGCCTTTTCGCGCATAGCCTGGAGATCCTTAAAAATATCGAATCTCTGTTCTTTGAGAGCCTTAGTACCTGCCATCGTGTATCTCCTGTAATTAAAAATCAGCATAGCTCCGGGAGAGTTATGCTGATGGTTAGAATCTGCTAGAGGTAGAGGGATATAGATCCCGACTTAAATAATAAGAGAGAACCGGATTTTTACAATAGCCTATTTATCTATAACCTTCTCGGCCTCTTTGTTTTCTATACCGTTTATCCGCTCATCTATAGCTTTTAGCCTGATAGCTCTCTCGTGGTTTTCCCGGCTCCGCTCCGCGGCCTTAATGCTCCGGCTGTTGGCAGACGTTCCCGAATATGCCGGAAACGTCACCGGACCCACATCGAGCAGGTTAACATCGGTAATGTGCCGGATCTGCCGGCCCTCGTCTGTATCGCGCCATTCTTCGCCGCCTTCGGCAATCGTGAATGAGAAAGATGAGCCGGTTAAATCGCCCCGCTTTATCATCTCTTTGACATCTTTTGCCGTAGAGGTTTCCCCCATTGTTATTGTATAGCGGAGACCGCGCCCATCTTCCTCGAGTCTTAACGTGCCGGCCGATATCCTCCCCAGGAGCTTATCTGGCTCATGGTTAAAGAGAGCCCTGGTATCCTGTTGGCTCTCGATACTACGCTTAAAGGCTCCGGGAGTTATGCGCTCGGTGGCTCCGTTCCACAATTCAAACTCGCTCCCCTCGCTCCCGTCATAAAATACAGCAGCATAACCGGAAATCTCCCCGCTCTCATTAGCCCGGATCTCTCCGGTGGCGGCCTGCTGGTTAAATCTTCTTTCCGCGGCTCTTTCTACCATCTTATTTATCTCCTAACCATCGAGAGGAGAGCTCGGTAACAGCCTCTCCTGCTATTTCGTTGCGGCTATCCGATGCGGATATTACCGATAGACTAGCCCTCATAAAATCAAAAAACTCTCCGAGATGATCCCTATGCTCTATGCTTTTTTCTCTGATCCCCCCTATTAGGGGATCTTTGAGAGACAATATAACGGGGTCTAAGGCCTCTGCTACAATATCGTGACTCTCTGCCCTCATTCCCCCATCAAGCCATTCTGAGAGGATCTGAGGATCTTTGGCGGCTGATGCCTCTTTAGCCTTTTTGGCGGCTTTTATAGCTAATCTGCCGGCCATTCTCCTAATCGTAGATTGGAGGATATCAACCAGGCAACTACGAGCTCCAAACTCGGCATCACTCTCGGGAGAATCCTCGATCTTGATCGGTGCCGGCCCCATGTTAAGAGGAACAAGGAAATCATCCCCGGAGCCATCTCCTATTGGATTCATATTCTCCCGGCTCCGGATCTCATCTCGAGACATCCAACCGCCATTGATGGCATCCTTATAAAAAGCCGCTCGGCTCTTTAGATCCGCCCTTACCAATGATAGCCGGTTAAATTCTACGATATGGCTATCTCTGGCCTTTTGGCTCTCAGAGAGAAGCTTTGCCCGAGCCTCATTCTCCCAGGCTACTAACCAAGGATCTAGAGCCTCATTAAGATAGCTCTGGTTTTCTTGCTCGAGGGAATTGTACGCGGTTCTGGAACTGTCTCCGAGCTTGTGCGGAGGAACCCCAAACCATGACGCAATAGTCTTAACCTCAAACTCTCGAGTTTTAAGATACTGCGCTTCCTCATTAGACATACTCCAATTTTTTAGCTGAAGCCCATCCTCGAGGATAGCGATACGATGAGAATTTTCAACGCGGCCATGAATAGCGTTCCATGATTTCCGGAGGTTTTCTCTAGCATCGGGATCTAGATGCCCTGGGTGCTCGAGGATTGCAGATGGTTTAGCATTGTTCTTAAAGAATACCGCGCCGTATTTCTCCGCGGCTATCCCGAGCCCGAGACTCTCCCTGGCTAAATCTACAATGGATAACCCGTAGAGGCCCCGGATATGCAACATGTCATCGGCCGAGATCCTCTCCTCTTTGTTATCTATGACGGTTAGATAATGCCGCTTGTTCCCTTGCCACTCCTCATTAGTGGCCCCTGGAGACAACGGGATTAGCTCTATAGCGGTTCCGGCATTATTTCGGACGATTGCCGCATAGCCGTTTCCCCAGATCAAGGCATCCGCGGTTAGAGTCTGCTTAAACTCAAACGCGCTCATAGCAGTAGAGCTCTGATAGCGGAGCAATCTATAAGCAGGATGCGCTGTTGCTTTGTCTTTGCCTGTTCCTGCTCTGCGATAAACAACCAGAGGGAGCTTGGCGACATCTTTAGAAATGAGGCTAATGGCCCTCCAGACGGGAGCATATTGCAGAGCCGTCTTATGATTAACCGCAACGCCGGAGCTCGTAGCCCCGCCGGCTAAATCAAGTAGCCAATCATCAGGAGCGGAGAGCGGAGTAGATGGGTTTTCCATGCTCCGAGAACTTGAGAAGAAATCTTTTAATGTCGTAAGTATGCCCATTTAGAGAGCTCCTTAAATGAATTGGATTCCATGATCGCTATAAGCCGATTTAACGGGTTCTCCCGTAACAGCCAATCTCCCGATAGCCATAATGAGACTTACGATCCCATCAATTTTCTCCTGGGATCTCTTTTTGCTAACTTTGATATTGCCGGCCGCGTCTGTTTCTATCGCGCAATTAGCCATCATCCACCGGAGAACAGGATTGCCGCCATGTTTCAATTGTTTGGAATAGATAAGTTTCTCAAGCTCTTTTGTTGGAGAGCTCATCGACGCAAAGCCCTGGCCGAAAGATATCATCTCAAAGCCATCGCCGGCTAACTGTGTCGTAATTTGAGCCGCGTTCCATCTGTCAATGGCGACCTCCTGCACATTATACATATCCCCGAGATCCTGTATATCCCTTCGGATAACGTCGAAATCAATTATGTCGCCCTCTGTCAATGTGACGAGCCCGGCCTTTGCCCAGGTTAAATAGGGAACCCGAT